TTTGTTGCCGATTGTATTTCTTGGTTCATATCACTATTTGGATCCCATTGGCTAATTCTTGCAATTCTAGGACGCATAAGAATTGCATTTACCTCATCTAATTCTTCGGCGGTTAAGTCATAACCAAGAATAGGATCAATAAGTTGAGCTAATTTCTTTCTTGTTTTTTCAATTATGGACATAAAATTTAAATAATTAATGATTATCTTTGGATGTTTGTCGCCCGCTGCTGAATTTGTCCCTCTGGGGTAGACCGCTGATTAAGAGAAATGTTAGTATTTACCTTACCTCCACCCTTTCTATTGAGCCCGCGAGGATTGGTTGTCGCCACAGACCCGGCACTGGGAACCCCCCTTGGTGTGGGAGGAACGCCACCAGACTGAAGCAAATTAATAGGAGCTGAAGCTTCAGCAAAAGGAGACGCAGATCCAGGAACGGCCCCGGGGCCACCCAACAATTGCGCAAAAACTTCGGGACTTATAGACCTTGGTTTTAATTCAGGAGATGGTAAACCACTCGGCCCACCAGGCCCCGGCATCATTGGTTGGCCGTCTGGACCAATTAATGGCTGCCCGTCTGGACCAAGAGGAGCTTCTTCTTGTGGTTGTTCCTCGGCAAGCACCGAATTCAAGCTCCAACGCCATGGTTGTAATACTTTAGTAACCAACTTCTTAGGATCAATAAATGGCATTTGAGAAAGCAATTGGAATAAGTCCATATTTTGTTTCTTCTCAACTTCATTTTGTCCAGCTATAGATGGCAATATTGTAGCTCTAAAATCAAATTCCCCACGAAGATCATCTTTCTCGATTATTGGAAATGTATAATTTCCATCTTCGCCAAGAATACGAATAGTAATCTTTTTAGTACCAAACTGTCTCCACAAAGAAATCCAATATCGCAATAACTGAGCATACCCATCTCCAAGATGATTTACAAACAACCTAACCCTTTCAAGGGTAGACTCTCTCAGGTGCCTTACTTCGGTTGCGCTACTGGCCGCTCCGCCAGCACCCATTGAAAAATCATCTACACCAGAGGCATAACGCATGTCGTCTTTTAAAAGCCTCTCTTCCTGAAATGCGCTTTGCTTAATATCACTAAACTGAACTTCCCTAACGCCATTAGGATCTGGAGACCAAATAATACCAAACGGTCGGGTGACTAAATCAGCTTTATTAATATTCGCCAACGGATTTACTATCCACATTTTATGAATATTCAACGTAGTGGCGTCTAGACGTTGATTCTTCATCATGTTTAACATCAACTGAGAATTTTCTAGAATCAACGGAATACCAATTCCTTCAAATTCTCCTGGTAGACTCAAATACCTTATTGCAATAAATGGCGTTTCCTTAAAGTCAAAAGGAAATGGAATTGATGCCTTTTTCAAAATAGGAACATCATTAACCATTACGGAATATCTATCTTCAAACGGACGATACCATTCAAACACTTCGTGTATCTTAAAATCAGGGGTAGTTGAAGATGAATACATCTGATTCTGCACCGAGAAACCAGAATCTCTAGAAACTGATCCATGCTTAATATCTTCGTTAGTTGCTTTGGTTTCCCACCTTACTGCGGCATAGTCAGTTAAATCTCCGGCGCCGTTATTAAGAGCCACTTCAAGTCTTTTTTTATCAGCGCCTGGATATCTACGCTTAATAGAGGCGCCAGAAAGTATTAATCTCTTAAACCAATACTGTTTATTGGCGGGGTCTATATTATGCCAATCATACCACAAAGAATAATTATCTACCGGTTCAGCAAATGGCGCATCATAGAAAGTGACTTCTTTTTTTGTCCACTTATAAATCTTCTTTGTTAAATCTTTATCGTTTAAAAACTCTAAATTTCTTACATCCTTTTTCCAATATACTTGCAAGTAGCCAGTACCATTAATCATCGCTGAACTTACAAGCTCTTCATTCTTTTTATCCATCTCGGCGATTTCCCAAGTATAATCTCCAAGATTTTGTAACTTATCACTCTTATCTTGATCATCTTGATTTCGTCCTTGTACATGAAAATCGGGACGAGCGTCTATAACGCGCGGCTTCAGCGTTTCTATAACGCCATGAATATAGGGCACAAAAACATTGGCTTGCCACTTCTTAATTTGTTTTGCCCGATCTCCAGCATAGGAAGTATATAGTTTATAAGAACGATCAAGCCGCGGTTTAATAACCGCTTCAAAATACTTTTTAGCATCATCTTTCTGCAAAGTATAAAGATTGAACAATTCTAATTCTTTTGTACCGTAATCTTGGGCATTATAAATTTCACTAGTACTCATATATTTAATTATTATTTAAAAATCTTCTAATATGCATAATCTTTGGGAAGGTATACTGAAGAATCTATTTGTGTTGGAATTTCAGAAACCATAATTTTAAATCCTTGGAATGCAATACCTACGGCAAAAATACAGTCATCGTAATATCCTTCTAGCGCAACCATATTTCCATTATCATCATGTATAAACGTAAGCATTTCATCTAATATTTCTTTACTATGAAAAGTAATCACACCGTCACGCATTGCTTGCGCTAAATCGTCAACAAGTAATGGCCTGGTCACTTTTGTCGTTTTCCACCCCATCTTGTCAGTAGAAGTTATTCCAAGAGTTTCCAGCTTAGAGGGGCGAAAATACATACTTGGGTATAACAATTGTTTCAAAATAGTTACAGTTGTAAGTCCGTGATTATTTATCTCAACAACCATTAAGGCGTTGTTATACCTTCTTCCCCACTCATTCAGTTTTTGTCCAAATTTATCTGGGGCAATATGTCCTTGATAAAAGGCAACCTCTTCACCTGTTTTACGATTAAGGACTACGGCGACAGAATGGTTCCCGCCCTCAACCCCCTCGGCAACGTCACAGTTATGTGTCATAATAAATGGAACAGCATAATTGTGCGAGGTGGTCTCAAAATTATTTACATACCCATTATAATTATATTTTTTGATTTGATTAATTTTAATATAAAAATAATTATCATCAATCCATCCGTATCTTTTATGTCTTTTCCTAACAAAATTAAACTCATTATTCAATATTTTTAACGACTCCCTAGATGATAAAATTAAAGAAAATGTTTTTTGACAATAAGACCATCTGTTATTAGCAATTTTCTTATTTCCAGCATTGCGTAGTTTGTTTATACTAGAAATAATTCCCAATGATAACAGAACTTCTTGAAAATCGAATAACAAACGCTCAGAAATAGACACACACACTATAGATTTTCCAGACTTTGTATTTGTTACACACCCATCTCCTGTCCTATAACCATTAAACATGGCCAGCTTTAAATGTTCGGGTAAACACTTAATCCATTCTTTTATAAATTTATTCTTGGCTCCATGGCCAAAATTTTCAATAATAAATTTATAAATGGTTTCACAAGAAAATGTAAGGTCTAGAACATTTTTACGCCTATTACTAATATTTAAAGAACGATTAAATAAATTTTTACAATATAACCGAATCCTTTTTGCCAAAGCCGTCTCTGTGTACCCATTAAGATGTAAGACTATACTATTGTGGCCTAATTTATCTTCCCTAGCCCACCCCTCTGCCAACCAGAGACCAATAAAAAACCAAAACTCTTCCCTTAACAAAACTAATGGGTCT